ATTACACGGATACAGCATCAAGTGCAGACCGCTCGAAGGAACACGGCCACCGGCTGAAGCTGATCGACCATCCCGACAGACAGATGAAGTCCATCCACCGGCTCGCGTGGCTGGAGAATTTCATCGACAAGAAGATCCTGATGCCCAACATGCCCGACTACATCGGGCTTGAAGACTACGCGATCAGGGCGGAACAGGGCGCCCACTACCTGGGCGAGATCGGCGGGATCGCCCGCATCTTGACTTGGTTCCGAGGCATCAAACTACGGCTCCACGACCCGACGAGCGTGAAGATGTTCGTGGCACACGACGGAACGTGCCAGAAGGATCTCATTGAGCGCTCGGTCGCGAAGCGGTGGGGCCAGGACTTCTCGAAATTCAACCCGCCACCGCCGAAGCGCGAGGGCCAGAAGCAGAACCGACGCACCAGTGAAGACCTAGCAGACGCCTATGGCATCGCGATGATGGTATGGACCGAAGTGCTGCTGCGCTCGGGCGACCTGACGATGAACAAGCTTCACGAGAAGGAAGTCAGGGTGTTCAACCGGATCACTAAAACATATCCCATAAATCTGCTCGACCGGGATTGGATCGCGAATCCCGACGGCGTGAAGACAACGCACGGCGAGCCCGTTTGCTCGGTTTGCGGCAGTAGAAAATGCTGCTTGGCCAAGAAGACGAAGGCGGAAGTGAAATGAAACTGGTGTATGTCGCTGGTCCATACCGGGCGAAGACTGCTTGGGAGGTGGAACAGAACGTCAGGCGAGCCGAGGAGTGGTGCTTGAAGATCGCCCACTACGGCCACGCACCGGTGTGCGTTCACACCATGTATCGTTTCTTCCACAAGCTCAAGGATGACCAGTTCTGGATTGATGCGACGCTCGCGCTACTTCAGAGATGTGACGCGGCGATTTTCATCGACGGCTGGAAAGACTCAGAAGGAAGTCTGGGAGAAAACAAAGAGGCTCACAGATTGAAGTTGAAGATCTGGGAATGGCCTGGAGATGAATCAGCCTACGGGCTTTGGCTAATGGGGTTGTAACATGGTAGACATGGCGAAGATGAAAAAGGCGAGAACGCGCGACGGGCGCGAGGAGCGGAAAGCAGTGTGCGACCCGTCAGATCTGATCGGCTATGAAGGCCGACCTTCGCCAGAAACCATTGGCATTGCGCACCAAGGCATCGAGCACGTCACCGATAAGGCGGCGCTTGTCATAGTACATGGTTCCAAGATTTGGGTTCCCAAGAGCCAGATCGTGGACGCAGATGAAGAAAACCTGGTGGTGACGTCGTGGTGGGCAGACAAAAACGATGTCAACCCAGACTGGTAATAGAATGTCCAACGTGCGGGATGACATACGAGGAGTTCAGAACGGGGTTGACCTTCGCCGAGGTGCGGGCCCAGTTCTGGAGCGGCAACGATGACCCGAGCACTTGGCATCCGAAGCGACGGCGCACTGTCTTGGGACGGTGGTATGAAATCAAACAGACGCTTTGGGCCGAGCACATCGAGTATTGCGGGCCACCGCCGCAACAAGAGGAAGATGATGAGGTGCCGTTTTGAGAGCTGATGTATTGATCTTCGACGGTCGCCACCTATTGTGGAGAACGTCGGACGCATTCAAGGATCTATCGGTCCAGGTCAGCGACGGCCGAGAGATTGGCACTGGCGGCATCTACGGCTTCTTGTCGGTCGCGCTTCGAGTTCACAACCGATACGGCGGGCGCGTCATGGTCGCCTGGGAAGGCAACCGAAAGAACAACTTCAGGCGCAAGCTGTATCCCGAGTACAAGACCAAAGAGAACGCGAGCCCAGAGCAGCTGGAGCTGATCTATGACATGGTCGAGCAAGAGAAGCGGCTCAAGGCGTTGCTCCGACACATGGGCGTGAGGCAGTATGAAGCCGACGGCGGCGAAGCCGACGATGTCGTGGGCGCGCTCGCGAAGATGGCGTCATCCAAAGGGATGAGCACCGTCATCTACTCGGGCGACAGCGACCTGCGGCAACTCGTGGACAAGTTCACGCTGGCGGTATCGCCTGGTTGGAAAGGCGTGGACACCGTCTATGACATCGCGAAGGTCGAGGAGAAGCACGGAGTGGCACCAGAGCTGCTGCCGGATGTGAAGGCTTTGTCGGGAGATTCCAGCGACAACATCCCAGGCATACGAGGCATCGGAGCAGTTACGGCTGCGAAGCTCGTCACGACCTGCGGTGACGTCGAGAAGGTCATCCAAGCGGCTTCGAGCGGCGCTGAGATCGGCGCGGCCGAGCGCTTCCGACAACCATTGATAGAAGGCGCCGAAGACATCAGACTATACAAGAAGCTGACCACCGTTAGAACTGACTTGCCGCTGGTGTCCCTGGCTCCAGACCGGGATCAGGCGCGGCTCATCAAACACTTTATGGTGTACAAATTCCGAACACTAGTTGCCCCAGCAGAATTGACTGGGCTGATGGCGATGGGCGAATGAAAGAGAAACTGAAGAAGCTCGACGTGTTGGAGAGCATGTGGAAGACGTGCCACGGATGCGATCTCAACATCTGTCGCAAACGAGTCGTGACGTGGCGAGGATCACCGGGCGGGCGGATCTTCCTGATCGGAGAAGGCCCAGGAGCCGACGAAGACCAGCAAGGCATTCCGTTTGTCGGGATGGCCGGCAGGAAGCTCGACGATCTCATGGTCGAGGCGGGAATCAACGTCACCGACGAAGTGTTCATTGCCAACATGGTCGGATGCCGACCACCAGACAATCGACAGCCGAAGCCCGAGGAGATCGGCGCTTGCCGTCCAAGGCTCGAAGCGATGCTGTGGATCGTACAGCCGAAGGTGGTTGTGCTTCTCGGATTGACGGCGGCGAAGCTCGCGGGAATCACGGCGATCAAGAGATGGCGCGGGCGCCAGACCGAGATGGAATTGAACATGTACAATGGAGAAACGGCGAAGTGGCCAGCCATTCCGACGTTCCATCCATCGTATCTCAACAGGAGCGGCGACAACGCCGAGATCCACGCCCAGATTGTGGGCGACTTGAAGCTGGCAAAGGATATGGCCTATGCCCACAAAGCGTAACAAAAAGAAGCAGCCCGCCAAGAAGTCACAGCCGAAAGTTGCACCGGCAAAGACAGCCAACGGGCGAATAATTCGAGACTTGATGCTGTCCAACAAGGTAAAAGGGAATTTCAAGGACTTCGTCATCATCGCAGGAGAACGATTGTTGGACTGGTGCGGAAGCTACGACATCTTGAGTGACGACGGATCGAAGGTCACCGCGAAGGCCGTGGCACTCGTCCACAAGAGCAAACTGCGCAACATCATCGGCGAGGAGCAAGCGCAACGCTTCTGGCACCCAGGCATCGGCCGAGTTCACGCTGGTAGTGGGGCGAAGTCGTGAAGAATCCGAAAGACAAGAAGTGGATGAAGGTGGCGCGGGCCATCGCCGACTTTGGAACGTGTAAGCGGCGGAAGGTCGGCGCCGTCTTGGTGCGTGACGGGCATATCGTTTCGACTGGATACAATGGCGCTCCTGCCGGGCTCGAACACTGCCTGGAAGTCGGATGCGAGATGGAAGACGGGCACTGCGTCAGATGCGTCCACGCCGAAGCCAATGCGCTCATCCAGGCGGGATTGGCCAGCAGCGGCAAGACGCGCGGCGCGACGCTATACACGACGGCGAGCCCGTGCCGACGGTGTATGGAATTGATCATCAACGCTCGCGTCGAGCGCATCGTGTATGCGGAACAGTACACGAGCGCGACGCACAAGGGCGACAAGTCGGCGTGGGCGATTGAGATCGCCGATCGTCTTGGAATTGAGATGGTGTTCCTGAAAGGGAAGGGCTGATGCCGCTTCTGGACACAGTCGGCTGGAAGTTCAAGCCTGATCTGCCCTACCTAACGGTGGGCGAATCGGGAATGTTCAAGAGGCTGCGCGAGGCGGGCGCGCTCAGCCCATTCCGAATCGCGCGATGCGAGGAGTGCGGCGCCGACGTTCCGAAGGGCAAGAGATTTTGTAGCAAACAATGCTTCCAGAAATGGCAAGCTAAACAGGAGGAAGACAATGGCTGAATACGGGAAGCTGGTGGATGAGATTTTCAACTCCATCGGCAAATACATCAAACTGGAAACGTCGGATGGCATCCACCGCGAAGGGAAGATCACCAACTTCAAGACGCGCAAGTTCACGTACAACGGGCGAGCGGTCTGCCTTCCGTCCGAGATCGAATTGAACGACGATCCGCAGGACAGCATCCCGTTGGACCGAATCTCGAAGATGTCAATCAGATGATTCTTCCATGGAGAAATGACGGTGCGGTCGATTTTTCTCGACTTTCTGATTCAGACCGGCTAGAATCAAGAGCAGAGGAAAGTTGAAGGAGGTCAGCCATGCCGGGACACCCAAAACATCCACCATGCCCGAAGTGTGGGAAGATACTGTTCAAGCGAATGGATCCGGGCTCGGTCCGAAAGACGGCGCCGTGGGCGTATTGCCGCAACGAGAATTGCGAGCGACGTGGCGTCAACCAGTCCAAAGACGAAGCCCTGCGGGAGTTGAACAAGCAGGTCGCGTCTTCGGGAAAGTCGAAGCCGAAGCCGAAGGGATCGCCTGAGCTGAAGAAGGCGTTGAAGACGCTACTGCCGAAGGCGAAGCCGAAGCCGAAGCCCGAGCCCGTGAAGACCGAGCCTGAGGCCATCCAGAAGGCGCGGCTCAGGATTCGTGAAGCGCTCGCGATCAACGGCACATACAGCAAGGCCGTCATCGGGCTGACGCTGACGATCATCGCCCAGGAAATGAAGAGCCACGAGTTTGCCAACCGACTGATCGACGAATTCGACCTGGCGAAAGTGTACGGCATCGAGAAGCAGGGCTGACCCATGGAATACAACATTCGCGATGTTGTCCAGGTCATGAAGCTGCGCTCGGGATTCTACGGCGTGGTGGTCAGCAAGAAGCTAATCGAGGAAGGCGTGAACGATGGCCGGTATGAATACGCGGTGGTGCCGCTCGACGGTGGAAGCGTTTGGCACATCCACGAATCGTGTCTGCGCCCACCAGATCGTGGCTTCGATGCCGCGTTGATCGAGAAGGCAATGGCCACGTACATCCACGAGGAGCCCATGCCGTCTTGTATCTCGCTGGATGACGCTTCTTGGGTGGAAGCGCTCGCGAAGGAAGGGCACGCGACCGTCGGGCATATCGTCTTTTCGTTCACGCTCGCGATCTTCTCGCATAAAAACTGCCAAATCAACCGAGATCCTGCCACACGTATGTATTGGATAAGGTTGTAGAATCTCGAAAGACCAAAAAAAGTTGACTCCTTGGGTCGATTTTTCTCGACTTCTGGAACAGGATCGGCTATGCTTCTAAGTAGGAGGAAAGAA